CTTTTATTGATTCTCAGGGCAACTTTACCGAGGGATGGAAGAACAGTTATATAGAAGAGGATGTTCGTGGAGATGCAATCTTTGATAGAATGAAATCTATTCAGGGAATGACTAAGACTATTGCGAACTTTGAGAGAATGAAAGGCGCCGATACTATATCTAAGCCGTCAGACAAGTTTGGCGACGATGATTGGGACGCTTATTATACCGCTGGTGGATGGACTAACCAGAATATAGATATTATTCCCCCAGAAGGCTTGCCAGAGGGCGTGTGGAGCGAGGAAAGGGCCAAGACGTTCTCTGAGGGATTCAATAAACTAAGGTTAAACCCAAAACAACAGACTGGTTTGGTTGAATTATACAATGCTGGCCTATTGGAAGACATTACCAACAACAATAATAACAGCGAGAACTCAATGGCCGAATTAAAGGCTGGCCTATTGGCAGATAAGGGCAATGCCTATACCCAGTTTCAGCATAACGGTAATGTGGCCATAGATAAAGGTGTGGAAGGCGAATCGCCTGAGTTTAAGGCCAGAGTATTAGAAAAGTTTGGAAATGACCCAGACCTCGTTAGGTTGCTCGGCAATCTTGGCAGTAACTTCAAAGAATCTGGCTCTATTCCGGCTAATCAATTAGCACCAACGCCTAACGATTTGCAGACACAGATAAATGGCATAATGAATTCCGATGCCTTTATAAAACCAATGCACCCTGACCATAAATCAGCAATGGCAACGATAGCACGATTACATAAAGAAAAAGCATTATCCAGAATACCTGCATAGCAGACCTGGAAACATTTTTCGTTGAGATTACCCTGTAAAAAGGACCTCGGAAAATGGCAGTATCCTGCCCGCTTAGCGGCGTTAGCAGAGAAGACCGGAAACGATTACCTTCTCGTAAAAAAGATATGTAAATTTAATTAATTACGAGAGGTAAATCATGGGTAGAATATTAACGGCTGGTATTCCAGAGGGTTTTGTCGACCAGTTCGACAACACACTTTATCATCTTCTGGGACAATCAGAATCAAAGTTTCAACAGGCAGTAGACATCAAGCCTATAATGAATGCCGAAGATAAGGCGTTTGACGCAATAGGTAAGTTGTCTTTAGTAGCAAAGTCAGAACGCAATCCTCAGACTCCAACAACTGAAATCTCAACCGAAAGACGTTGGGTCAACACGACTCCGTTCCATCAAGGCGTGCTTATTGATAAGGACGACGACATTAACAGGGTTGTTGAGCCTACATCTGACATTATGATGGAATATGTAAGGGCAGTCAACATGAAGAAGGATGACATTATCCTTGCTTCTATTGACGCTGATGTAGTTTCTGGCAGAACATCCAAGACCGGCTCAACGATTACATGGGGAGGCCAAGGCGGCAATGTGAAGTACACTGGTAAAGACACTGGCAGAACGATAGCATGGGATTGTGCTGTTGCTAACTGCGAAGCTGCTGACGATGGTTTAACAATCGAAAAGATTGAACTTGTCAGAGAATACTTTGCAAATCTTGATGCAGATGAGAATACTCCTGTCTGGGGTGCTATCAGTCCTCGTCAAGCAACCAACCTGTTTGGTCAGAATGAGTATGTCAACAACGATTACAGTAACGGCAAACCTCTTACGACCGGAAGAATCATTCCTAACTGGCATGGTATCAACTGGATTGTATCAACTAAGATAGTTGCTGGAACCAGTAATGACGTTGATGCTGACAAGGATGTTGTACGTTGCCCGTTCTGGTTACAGAGTGGCTTAATCCTCGGTGTTCAGGATATGATTTCGACCGAGATAAGCATTGAGAGTACATTGTCTTACTCGAAGCAGATTTACGTCCACATAAACATGGGCGCAATGAGACGTGACGAAGACCGTGTTTGTTATGTAGAAGCGGTCGCATAAATTTTAACGGGTCGGCGGTTAATTAGTTTGCCGGTTAAGACCTAAAACTTTTAAGGAGTTATTATGAGTTATTCGAATTACAATCACACTTACCGTAGGAACAGACTGTCTGAACCTGCTCAACTGCTTTCGGCTGCAAATCTGTGGACACCCACATCAGACCAGAAGTATATGATTGGTGCAATATTTGAGACAGACCAAGGCGAAAGGTACAAATATTGTAAGAATGCCGCTACTGAGATAGCTAAGGCTAATCTTATTCAGGCTTCTGCGCCAGATCCGCAGCAAAAAGCCAATCTTCAAACTGCTTACGGCGAATCTGCCGGAGAGAGCAAGTTTGACATACTGGTCGCTACTGGTTCTGGGATTTCCGACGACGACCTCATTGATGGTTATTTACTTGTCAGTGATGGCGGTGCCGCAATGGGCGACCTTTACACTATAAAAGACCACAAGTGGACCACTGGTGACACCGTAATGAGTGTAACCATAGCCGATGCTGGTGGGCTAAGAGTCGCCATAGCCGCTACAGATGACCTTACAATATGGAAGAACCAGTGCAGAGACGTTATCGTAAAACCAACAACCCTTACTGGCCCGATAATTGGCGTAACAACCACTATTGTCACAGCAAGTTACTACTTCTGGGCTAAGTGTAAAGGTTTTTGTTCAGTAATCTGTGATTCTGCCGACGACATTCTTATCGGAAATCCAGTTGGTCATATTGATGCCGCTACTGATGCTGGTGCAATGGGACTTATTACTGATGCAACAATAGACTGTGTGCTTGGTGTTTGTGCTTATGACAGTGCAGTAAGCGAAGCTGGTTTGTTTAACCTTGATATAGCAGGTATGTAAGAAAGGAGTATATAATGAAAAATAGAATTGGTAAAATTTCAATAACGGTTTTGTTTTCTGCCGTACTTCTTTTGCTGGCCATGAACTTGGTTATGCATAATCTTGTTGCAACACCGATAAATCCAGTTTCGATTTTGGAAACAGGCAATGTCGAACTTCCGGGTGATGTGTGGTATGTTGACGGGAACAAGTCTACCAACAGTGGAGACGGCAAGAGTTGGTCTTCGGCTTACAATCTGTTATCTACCGCATTGGCAGCAAGTCATGCCGACATTGCTAGGACTTCTGACAGACAGTCGGCTGGTAGAAATAGAATCTACGTTAAAGCTGATAGCATCACTGAGGACTTAACTGCCCTTGCTCAGAAGACAGACATCATTGGTGTTGGAAGTAATGACGCGCAATCTAAGGCTTCTTTGATTGGCACTATTATAGTAACATCGACAGTTAACTACACGAGCTGTCACTTCTACAATATGTCGTTTCAGGACGACGGTGCTGGTGGAGCTATAGTAGATGTTGATGGCCAAACAGGTTTGCAGTTCATAGACTGTGCATTTGTTGTTGAAGCCACCGACACGGTAGGTCTTAAAGCCTCTGACGCGAATTGGTTAAAGGTAAAGAATTGCTTCTTTGGTTCTTTGACTTCTGGTACTGGATTTTCAACTGCCTGTATCGTGTATGACCAAGACGACCCTGCTTATGGTGTAACCATTGATGGTAACTATTTACAGGGCGAAGTTGGTATTGACTGGAACGAAACAACTATTGGCAATATCAATATCATCAACAATCAGGTTAGCGTTCAGGCCATGTGGATTGATACCGATGACTTGGCTGGTGTTCAGGTTTACAACAACTTTGGTACTACGCTAGTTTCTGAGGCCGACAACACTGGTTCTGACTTCAATGGTCTTTATGGCGGGAACAATATAATTTGCGGCTCTGGTGGGCCAATAATTCTTCCTGCTTACTAAGTTTTGTAATCGGGGAATGGTGTGGGCAATCTGGCCTGCACCTCCCCATTTTTAGGTGGAATAATGGCGACTAATGAAACTAAGATATGTAATCAATCACTTGGGAAAATAGGTGCTAAGCGTATCAATGACTATAGTGATGTTACCGAGACTAAACTAGAGGCTATACAGTGCAGATTGCATTATGAACCAACAAGGGATGCACTTCTGCGGTCTTATCTCTGGGTGTTTGCTTTTGATAGGGCAAAACTATCACAGGACATAACTGACCCTGACTTCGAGTATGACAGCCAGTTCATTCTTCCTACTGACTTTTTGCGATTAAGGTCTGTGTATGACGATGTAAATACTAAGCCGGTTAATCAAATATTCAATTATTCCATTGAAGGCCAAAGACTGCTCACTAATGAAGAAACTGTCTATTTGAAATACGTCAAGAAGATTACGGACCCAACGGAATTTGACCCTCTATTCATAGAGACTTTAGTTCTTCACCTAGCATTGAAACTTATAAGTGCATTGAGTGGTGGAAATCCGGCTTTAATGGAAGCCTTACAAGCTGAATTGAAACTTATAATGCCGAAGGTAAGAGCATTAAACAGGCTTGAATCAAATACTAACGGAAGAACAAATCGTAGTTCGTGGATAAACGCAAGGTGGCAAGGTACTAGTTCTATTAGACAGGACGAAGTGTAGAATGGCTAACGAAGTTAAATTTGGTTATGTAGTTTCTAAAACATTGACCTTTACGGCGTTTCAGCCCGATGGTTCGGCAAGGGGTGCCGCTGACCAAAATTTGCCAGAAACGGCGGCCGGAGTAAGCGGTTATTATACCGCAACTCCTTCGACGGATTTAGTTGCTGGTGATGTTGTCGTAGCGGACGATGGCACAAAGAAGGTCGGCTTTGGCGAATATCGGCCAGAAGTAGATTGTGTACTTATTGAAGGTGCCAATTTCACTGATACTCTTATTGGTGCAGATAGCGATACACTTGAAACAGTGTCAGACCAGATTGATGTAGTTATTGCCTCAGCAAGCAAAGTTAATAACGTATATGAATATGGGCCAGGTGAATAATGAATATTGGTGTTGTATCAATGAATGCCGGAAAGATGACCCCCTTAGTTGATGCGAGGTCTGATATTGGTAAGTATTCCTCTGGGTGTAGAATCTTAGAGAATATGATTCCGAGGATATATGGGCCAGTAGAGCGTAGGCCCGGCACGTTATATATTGCCGAAGTCGAAGATATGTCCAAAAAGTCTCGTATGTTCTCGTTCATCTATTCTGCTACAGTGGCCTATAAGATTGAATTTGCTGACAAGATTATAAATGTATATTACGGTAGTACAGAGGTAGACTCTAACATAGCTACGCCATATTTAGAGGCAGACTTACCACAGTTACAATTCGAGCAGTCTGCCGATGTAATGTGGATTACGCACCCAAGTTATGC